GCAAAATGGGATCTACTTGTTGATGCTGCATCTGCAACAACATCACAAACAGCGGCTGCTGCAAGCGCAGCTACTGCCACAACCAAGGCTAGTGAAGCAGCGGCAAGCGCAGCTACAGCAACGACAAAGGCGAGTGAAGCATCTACATCAGCTGCAAGCGCTGCCACAAGTTTTGATAACTTAGATGATAGATACTTAGGTGCTAAGTCTAGTGATCCTAGTACTGACAACGATGGTGATGCGCTGATAACTGGCGCATTATTTTTTCATACTGGTGATGGAGAGATGAAAGTCTGGAATGGTTCTGCGTTTATTACCATTACTGTAGCGTCTTCCAATCAAGCTAATATTAATGCGGTTGCTGCAAATTCGACAAACATAAATTCAGTAGCTGCAAAATCTAGTTTGCTAACCTCTGATTTCGTAAGTGATTTAAACACAGTTGCAACAACTGCTGTGATTGAAGATCTAAATATCCTAGCAACATCCGATATTGTTAGCGATCTGAACACATTAGCAACAACAGATATTGTAAGTGATATTAACACACTTGCTACATCAGACATTGTGTCAGATCTGAATACACTCGCAACGTCTGACATTGTTTCTGACATAAATACGTTGGCAACATCTGATATTGTCTCTGATTTAAATACACTGGCTACAAGTGATTTCGTTAGCGATCTAAATACAATAGCAACAACAACAAACGTTAATAATATAGCAACAGTCGCTGGGGCTAACAGCAATATCACAACCGTTGCTACTAATATATCTGGTGTTAATAGCTTTGCAGAACGGTACAGAGTTGCAAGCTCAGACCCTTCTAGTTCGCTGGACGAAGGCGATTTAGCATACAACAGTACAAGCAATACTTTGAAATACTACAACGGATCAGCATGGGTTGGCATATCTCCGGGTATAGCAAGTCTGGCTGCTGATGGCTCTCCGCAATTGGGCGCTGACTTAGACATGAACGGTCAGGATATTGTCACTACGTCTAACGCAGATATTGACCTTGCGCCAAATGGTACTGGTCGTGTTGTCGTAAAGGGCAATACAAACCAAGGGTCAATTGTTCTTAACTGTGAGAATAATTCTCATGGCATTACAATACAGTCTGCACCGCACAGCGCATCAGCAACTTATACTGTTAAGCTTCCAAATTCTCTTGGTCTTACAAGCGCAAGTGCTTTTGTAACATCCGACGCAAACGGTGTGGTGGGGTTTGACAACGGCACAACAGAGGAAAGCACCGTAGTTTCTTCTAGCTCAAACGCAGCCACGATAAACCTAAGAGATGGCAATGTGTTCACACATACGCTATCTGAGAATGTAACCTACACGTTTAGCAACCCTGCCGCGTCAGGTAGAGCTTCAGCTTTTATCTTGAAGGTGGTGCAAGACAGTAGTGCAAGAACAATTACTTGGCCTAGCAGCGTAGATTGGGCAGCGGCAACTGCACCCACGATAACAGCTACCAACGCAGGGGTGGATGTGTTTGCGTTTATCACGGTGGATGGCGGTACGAATTACTACGGCTTCACTCTAGGTCAGGCGATGGGATAACAGATGTCAGTATCTAAAATAGTAGCGGCAGCGGCCTCTAGTGCAGGCGGCGCTGGTCTTGATGTAGACGAGTGCTTCTCCTGTCATTTGTATGAAGGTAATGGTAGCACACAAACAATCACCAACAACATTGACCTTACTGAAGGCGGTTTAGTTTGGATTAAAGATAGAGAAAATAACGACACTAATCATGGATTATTTGACACCGAAAGAGGTGTGTTACTTCCTTTAAAATCCAACACTACTAATCAAAGCAGCACAACTTTTAATACTTTAACTGCTTTTAATTCTAATGGGTTTTCTCTTGGTAATAGAAGTGATGCAAGTGCAACGAATGCTTCTAATACTGACTATGTCAGTTGGACATTTCGCAAAGCCCCTAAGTTTTTTGATGTTGTGACATGGACTGGATCGAATTTTGGAGGCGGTAGACAAATCTCTCACAACTTAGGTTCTGTTCCTGGCATAATCATAATTAAAAGAACAAGTGCAGTTTCCGCTTGGTACACTTGGCACAGAAGTACGCCCAACAGCTATTACACACTTGATTCTACTGATGAAGGGGTGACAGACAGCACTAAGTATTATTTTGGAGATGGCACAAATGTAGTTGCGCCTACGTCTACAGAGTTTACCACCCAAACAAATAATGAAAACGGCTTTACATACATAGCCTACCTATTCGCACACCACGCAAATGACGGTGAGTTCGGCCCAGATAGTGACCAAGATATTATTAAGTGTGGGAGTTATACTGGTACAGGGTCAAGTCAACTTACTGTTGATCTTGGGTTTGAACCACAGTGGCTATTGGTGAAACGTACAGATACAGCGAAAGACTGGATTTTACACGACACAATGCGGGGCTTTGGTGCATCTGGTAATTATACTTCTTGGTTGGAGCCTAATACTTCAGACGCTGAAGCAACAGCAACAGCTGATTGGCTTGAGCTTACGTCTACTGGGTTTTCTTCAACTAGCAACCAATCCAGAGTAAACGCATCTGGCGGCACATACATATACATGGCAATCCGCAGAGGCCCACTAGCTGCACCTACGGATGCGACTAAGGTTTTTGGCAGTTTAGCTTATACTGGAAACGGTGCAAGCGACAGAGAATATACAGTTGGAAGTGCTGTTTCTGATATGTTGTTTCAAGCGTGTCGTTCAAGTTCAAGTTATAATTATCCACATTTATCAAATCGTTTAACTAATAAAGGATTGACCACAGCCTCAACAGGAAGTGAAGTTGCTCTATCACATGAGTTTGATAGAATGGATGGTGTGCATGAAATTGGTTTTGAAAACACAAGAAATCAATCATCTCAAACATTCATAATGCATTCGTGGAAGCGTGCACCCTCGTATTTCGATGTGGTTGCTTACTCAGGCACAGGAAGCGCAAGAACTCAAAGTCATAACTTAGGTGCAGTACCAGAAATGATGTGGGTTAAAGGCAGAGATTCTACTGATAATTGGTCTGTTTATCACAAAGACCTTGATGCAGGAAAGTATTTGCAGCTTAATGTTTCCGATTCTGTTGCAACAAACTCTAATCAATTTACAACGACTGATCCTACTGCTTCAGTTTTTTCAGTGGGTACTGATGGCGCTGTAAACGGATCAGGCTCAACCTACATAGCCTACCTTTTCGCTACCGTAGCAGGTGTTTCCAAGGTGGGAAGCTATACTGGAAATGGCTCTACGCAAAACATAGATTGTGGCTTCTCTAATTCTGCGAGGTTTGTTCTTATTAAAGAAACAAGTGGAACTGGCGATTGGTATGTACTTGATAGTGGGCGTGGAATAACAACGTCTGTTGCCCCATCTTTATATTTAAATAATACTAATGCTGAAGATGCTTTTAACATAATTGATCCGCTTTCTTCAGGATTCATTGCAAAAGGTGGCTTAAATGGGTCTGGCAATAGCTACATCTTCTACGCAATCGCATAACAAATCAACTGACGAAAGGAGTATCAACTGATGTCAGAATACAGAGAACGAACAACAGGCGAAGTTAAATCGCAAGGGCAATGGAGAGCAGCATTTCCTAATATGTCACTGCCTCGTGTCTGGACAAGCAACGTCTGTGACGCAATGAACATTGACCCAGTGCTAGCAAGCCCTGCCGCTACGACAACAGCATATCAAACATCTGCACGAGATGGCGTTGAGCAAAATGCAAACGGTGATTGGGTTGAGAAGTATGTCGCAAGAGACATGTTTGCTGATACTACGAATGACGATGGCAAGAAGACAACAAAGGCAGAGCATGAGGCTGCGTATCAAGCTACACTAGATGCGAGTACAGCTGAAGGTCACAGAACTACACGTAATAAGCTATTAGTTGATAGCGATTGGACACAGGTTAATGACAGTCCATTGGCTAACGATGTTAAAACAAGCTGGGCGGTTTATAGATCTGAATTGCGTGGGATTACGGATCTTGACGAATGGCCTAATCTGGAAGATGCCGATTGGCCTGTAGCACCGTAAGGAGTGAGTAATGGATAAAAGAACACGTACACTTTCACAAGCACACTCTCGAATAGACGAAGTTGAGAAAGACGTAATTGAGATAAAGACTGAAATGAAAATACAGTTTAAAGATTTGTACA